GCTTAATATGACGTTCAACGTCTACGAACTACAAGTAGATACAAAAGAAAACACCAGTCGCCCACTTTTGACTGGCTGTGTGATGATGAGGGATATGATCACGGAATGTAATCAAACCGAGAAGTGGCTACGAACAACTCTTGAGCAACAGTGACAGATGCATCCGTACTGGTGACATACCACCATCCGAATTCAGTGCCGTTTGAAGCCCATGGAACTGGGTTATCGGGAGTATTAATCAATGCACGTGTGTTAGTGCCCCAGGAATCACCTGTTTCACCAACACCACCAAAGACCTCAAAACCTACAACACGCAGACGACTTGATTCTGCAACCGTCCCGGTTACCATTTGCACGGACTGCCCGCCTGTTAAGACGTAGCGCCCGATAGCTGGAATGGCTGAGGGGGAGAAAGCAAAGTTGTCTGTGTCCCCGTCATCATCAGGACCACGAAGTGCTCCTGCCACAAATGGTGTAACTGATACGGGGGGGATAGGAGCAACACTAAGTACAACGCGTGGCACGTATAGCGCTACACGGTACTTGAGCAAGATCTGATAACTAGCGCCAGCAGCCCCTACATCACCAGTTAGTGCAACCACCAACCGACCGATATAGAACCGTCGCACATCTTGTCCAAGTGTTGTATACATTTCCGGAAGTTTTGACAATGTCACACTTTGCCCGGTCGTGCTTTGGACCCAGTTCTGTCGAACTGATGTACCTCGCAGGGCCGTCAAAAACGGTATAACATTGCTAGGGTCTGTGGGTATGTCAATCTCTGGGTCCTCAAGGAACCCAGCATTATACCCAGCAGTCACAAGACTGCCGTTCAACGCAACAATATTCAATACAGTGTGATCCCAATCTATCCTCTGCCACAACTCTGACAAACGCGAAAGTCGTGCACAGGATGTTGGTCCGATCTGCTGATTGTATACCAATTGACCGCTTGTTGATCCAGCGGTTACGTTGATAACTCCCAACACCTCCTCACCATGTGCCACATAATGTTGTGACACCTTAGGCATGGTGGCATTGTTGTTCACACCTACTGGTAACAGTGGTGTCTGTGGTCCTCGGTTTGGACCGTTCCCTCTACGTGGGACTCGACTTTGACGGACTTGCCTCTTACTATTATTGTTCTTAGTCATTATAGTATTAGGCACGCACAAATGGCTCTTCGTCAAACTCTACGCAGGTAATATCGGGATCAACCAGGGTCAGGTTTTCCAGATGGTACTGCTCGGGTATTGAGATACCCCACGCACTCTCGTACGACAATCGCGTTGCAAGTGTAGGGATGCTAATCCTAGCCGCGAGTGGTCGCACATACATTTGATTGGCACGATGATGTAAATTGGTGGCAATGTATCGACCACCAATTTTGGATAACGTTGAACCCACAAACTGTTCAACAGGAGGTCCCATACCCAGGGACATCATGCACCTTCCAACAGATGTCAGGTAGTTGACTTTATGCCGTGGGTGTTTATAACCAACACACCATTGCAAACGGGCCAACATCCTTGTTGGATTGCGCACCATCGTGTATGACACACCATCAAACACTGGTCGTGTTTGGCAAAACTCTATGTGCTCAATGGTTGAAGTGACAGCTTCGATCTTTGTGACCATTCCAAATTGTGTATACCACTCGGGTTTAACCAAGTGCGCGTGACAGCGCTCCACAAAGACGATGAAATCATCACCGTCGATGTAGATGCAGTATTGTATGCCCAATTCTTCCATCATAGCTAATGTCATCATAAAGTTGATCAACGAATTACCACACCCCGTATTCTGATCCCCCGACATGCGTGTACCAGGGGTAAAGAATTTGGTACCATTCTTGGTCCAACCCTTATTGTTGAGTTGCATATACAAGAGGTAAGCGAGGAGGTGGCTTCGATTGCACTGTCGATAAAACCAATGTTCTAGTTTAAGTAACTGAATATTGGCATGTGCATCAAACTTGCTATGATCCATAGATATAGCCACGGGGTCACGAAACACACCCATCTTTGCTTCAATATCACGACCCCGTTGGATCATGTTACGTCCTTTAGCAAATATAGGTGTATCCGAACAGTCCAACCATGTGCACAT